TTGATTACTATGAGTGTGAAGAGGGGCACTCATTTAATATCCCAACATTTAAAAAGATAACATTAAAACACAAAGATCAAGAGAATTTAAAGTGTCCCGAATGCGGTGTACCTATCAAATTAATTATTGGTGCTGTAAGAAGAATAAGGTTAGGTTCTGAAAACCTACCTGTTGATACTGGTACTGCTAGTGAGGGTGGAGTTTCAACAGAGGGCAAGAACACTCAATACCCAGAATTAAAAAAATGGTTACCACATTTTTTAATTAAAAAAGAGATAACAGCACGTAAGCCGTGGATGGTTATTAAAAGTATTTACGGGTTACCAGACATGATGGCTGAATTTGTTTCGTATAGCCAAACGATTCAGTCACAAGCAGGTGTCCAGTTGAAAGCTGCTTATCTTGATGAGGAACCTCCATATGACTTCCTTGAAGAAACACGGCCCCGTCTTATTGCTGCTGACGGCGATCTTGTATTTGCTCTCACGCCTGCTAACAGGGTAACGTATTTACATGACGATGTTTTTGAAAAGGCTTCAGTTATTTTTAGAACACAGGCAGTCGCTGATAGATTAAAGAGCAGGGACCCGAACCACCCAGACTACGATTTGATTGAGCATCATGATTCTGGGAAAGATATACACGTATTCCAAGCAGCGACTGATGATAACCCGACACTGAACAAGGCCCAGGTTGATAGGGCGTTTGATGACATTGATGATGAACTTGACCCTGAAATAACTGACATCAGGCGGTACGGTCTTTTCCGTCAACAGAGTGGTAGGATTTATAAGGGTCTATCAAAGGTCCACATACTTAGCGTTAACGAATACTTTGAAGACGGTATACCGAGAGATTGGATACACGGTAGGGCGATTGATTACCACCCCCATGTTTCGTGGCACCATGGATGGATGGCTATATCACCAAACGATGAGGCATTCATTTATGATGAACTGATTCTTAACCCAGAATCTTATGCCACTAAAGAACAGATGTTCCAGAACATAAGTAAGTCAAGGGATTATAGGTACACTTGCAGTCTTGTCGATGCACTTGCTAATACTAACCAGACAAATACTGGCAGAACAACCATACAGGATATGAACAAGATCACCAATGAATACCATCGTGAGGGGTTTGGTACCGGTGGGTACTGGGAACCGTGGGATACTAAGGGGAGTAGGGGTAGGGAAGAAATAAGAATGCGTTTAAAGAACGCCTCAAGGGTTGGTGAGCCGTTCAATAACTTGGTTATGGATGAAGACGAAACCGGTGCAAAGAGGGCACGAAGGTTACCGACCTTATGGATAATGAGTAACTGTGTTAAGTCCATTGAGTACTTGAGTAAGTGGCGATTGCAGGAACATAAGGATCGTGATGCAAGGGCTACCAAGGAACAGAAAGAATCTCCACAAGAAAAATGGAGTCATTTATGTATGTGCTATGAAGCACTATTTAAAAGTCCAGCATTCAGGGCTAGGGCAGTGGGTGCCCCTAAACCACAGACAGGTCCGTATGATAACCACTATCGGAGAAGACGATGAGTGTTGATGCTACAATTGGTAAGAAAATTTTTGAGGAAGTCACAATAGCAGAAGGTAATAGGTCTAACAGTGACGCTGACTACTCACAGGCATTACAAGTACTTGAGGGGTTCAGGACCGACCCGCAGTACGAATGGATGGCTGACTACCAGATACCCGAGTTCGCTTCCCACTACCTTACCAGGCAGGCTATTGATTCCCAGTTCCTTACCACAAGGGACTATGCAGACATTTACTTAGAGGAAACGGGTGAAAAGTTTCTAGCTGCTGCCAAGGCACAAAAAGAGTTGATCAACAGGACACTTAACCAACGACACATTAACTTCCCATTGAAGTACTTGAGAACAAGAGCGATTGCTGACCTTAACGCAAACGCAGTTGTAAGGTGCTTCTGGGAAAGGAAATCTGTTTCGGTCCCTGTTGAACCGGAGGTTGTTTCATCCCAAGATAACGAGTTCGCTGGTGAGAGAGAACCGAGAACTGAAGAAGTAACACTTATTGATAGATTTAATATGGACATCATTGACCCCGAGAACGTATTTTGGGATAGTTCGTATGCATACAGTCTACAAGATAAGCAGTGGGTTACAATAAGGTTGGAAGAAACTATAACTGGAATGAAACGTAATGCCAAGTTAATGGGTTACGATTTAAATAAGATAAAGGAAATTGAAGACTATAGACCGCCAGTGGAACCAGACGGTGCTAATAAAACTTACGCAGAAGATGACTCCCCATTCCCAGAGTCTCCTGATAAGCCGTATACGTTATATGAGAGGCACGGTATCTTCCCAGCGGTAATCAAGTCTGTTGATGGTGACGGGTACCCGAAAAGTGTAGAATCTGGGTACGATGAGAACGGTGACGAAGTTGATGGTTCTGTTTATATAGAAACCACGGTCACTTCAGTCAGTGTCGGTGGTACATATATTACATTAAGGTTCCAACCACAGAAGAACAGGACTGACGCTGGTGAGGCGTATAGACCACTAATAAGACTTATGGCATACATTGATCCACGTAAGGATGGTGGGTTCAGTGATTCTTCATTCATTATTGATACTCAAGAAGCCATGTCAGACCATCTTTGCCTTACCATGGACAGGGCAACACTGGCTACCATGCCTACCCTTGTTACCAAGAAATACGCAACAGAAGGCAATGACGATCTTGTATTTGGTCCTGCAAGGAACATCCAGTTAGATGATGTTAATGATATCAAAGCCCTTGAAATTAAAGATACATCTCCTGGTGCATTAAGCGTATTTGGTATCCTCCAGAGTGGCGGTGAAAAGGTCGCTGGTCTTTCTGAGGAAACACAGGGTATGCCGGGTGCTGCTTCTGGAACAGCAACTGCCAACATAACTGCCAATGTGAGAACTAATACTAGGATGGGTCTTCGTGGTCTGATGGCTGAATTCTCGTTCCTCACTGAGTTATACTGGATGATAGGTCAGATATCAGCACAGTTTGGTCAGGCAAAAACAATACAGAAGATGTTGGGTGAGAAGTTCAGGGACTTTGATCCAGACGGTGACTTCTATATGAAACCCGTTTCAGCATCCCTTGAACCAGAGCATACCAAAACCAACAAGATCAATAATCTTAACACACTAGCTGGTTTGGTTCTTAACACGGGCCATAAGGATGCACCAAGAGTAATGAACACTATTATCAATTCCATTGGTGAGTTAATGGGTGATGAAATGAGAACAGTACTTGGTAACTTCGATGAGGGAGAGCAGTTCCAATCAACCGGCATCAACCCCGAACAGCAGGGCACAACGGGTGCAACCAACCAGAGTGGTGTCCCAGAGGGTGGTGCGGAGACTGCTATACGTGGATAGATGTTTCGTTGTCGGTACAGGTCCGAGCTTGGAGGGCTTTGACTTCTCATTACTTGATGGTGAGGAAACGATTGCCATTAACCATGCTGTTAGATTCTTTGAACCGACATATGTTTACTGGTCTGACCCAAAACTACCAGATGAACTAACAGAGGCTATCCTAAATTCGGATGCATTCAGGTATTCGGTGGACAGGAAAACCACCATCCCCAATACAGTAGTTTTAGCTAGGAACGGTGGTCCTTCCAACAGTTTTGATGATGGGTTGTTCTATAACCAGAACTCTGGTACAGCAGCATTCAACCTGGCGGTACTGTTAGGTTACGATCCAATATATTTACTGGGTATGGATATGGGTAGTGATAACGTTAGGACCCACTTCTATCCAAACGACTACTGGGTACCAAACTGTATTTACGAGTACCAAGCAAAGTTCTACGATTATTTCTACCATGAACGGTATGGTATGAATATGCCAGAGGTATACAACTGTTCGCCTATATCAAAGATTAAAGCATTCCCATTCAAAGACATTCGGGAGGTGTTGAATGGACAAGTTATCTAAGGAGGAGATGGGGCTATACCAGCACATAATGAGTATTGGTGGTAAGTTCAAATCTAAACAGGCCGTTGTTGATAGGAAGGCTATTGTTGACGGTAACGCTTTTATAGAATCAATGAACAGTCCATTCGGTCAGGTTGTAATGAGTTGGCTTGAAGTTAATGAACGTAACGCTATGAACAACCTTATGGGGTATGTAGACGGTAAAGAATCAGTCCCAGAATCTGTAAGGATAGAGTATAAGCACTTACGTTCACTATCCAAAACTATCCAGGGTTTAGTGAATGATCGTGAAACAAGGATGGCAAAAATACGGAGGGTAATAGCAGAATTTACTAGACTTGACAAAAGCGATAATACATGATATAATCAGTAACACAATGGGAGGATTATATGGATAGTAAGACTATTGATGCTTTGAATGAGGCCAATAGACAGAGCAGGGCACTTGAGCCAGATGCTATTGGTGAGGAAGTAACTGAAGAGGTTATTCAGGAAGTTGACGTAGAACCCGATGAAGCCGTAGAGGTGGAAGGTGACCACGTTGATGATGGAGAATCTCATGCTGAAAAGACCAAGCGGGGAAGGGAGAGGGCAGAGAAGTTAAGGAAGTCCGAGGCCGAAAATGAACGCCTCGCTACTGACTTATCTGAAGCCAAACTTCGACTCGCAAAACTTGAGGGTAAGATGGAAGAAAGGGAACGGCAAGGCCCAGTAGCGGCACCTCCCGAAGAACCCTTTGACCCAGATGAAACCCTCACAAGAGGTGAATTGAAAGAGGTACTTGACAGAGAAAAGGCTAGGCTTGAACAGGAAAGGGAAATTGCCTACGACAAAGAACTCGCTTACTCAACTAAGTATAAGGACTTAACGTTCAGTCTACTTGATGGTCACGAAGATAAGGACGCTATTCTATCGTTATTCAGGAGTAATGATCCTGATGACATTGATAAGTATGATTCAAGACATACTGGCGATCCTGTACGTGACGTTGAAATCAACTTAGCAAATGCTGAACGTGACATTCTGAGGAAGAAAAACAAAGAATTAAGTGAGCAACTTGGTGGCAAGAACCCGAAGGTGCGAGAGGACGTAACCGATGGTTCTGGTGTTGGTGCTGGTAAAGACCCCGATCCCAAACCGAAGGTTGACAAAATTGACGCAACAGACCCCGATTCGAAAGAGTACATGGACTGGTTGAAGAAAACCTATCCTAAGACTCACGAAAAACTGGAAGAAAAATATCGGACGTAATGATCCCCGTCATGGTAGGCATAGAACTACACTTAGACGGAAACGCAGATCAATACCACAAATAGGGTATGGCGAAGATTACGGAGTCATATACCGATGCTGGTACTGCGACTGGGATTGCCGTACTGATAGAGACCCTTTCGGTGGTGCCCCTGCTGGTGCAAACCATACGCAGACTGGTGCTAACGGGTATCCTGGTGCTTCTGGCACTACACTATCCGTACCTGTCTCTGGCGAACCTCTAACATATCAACTCAATCCCAGACCGTCAAGTTCTGTTCGTTCAACAATGTTGTTAGCGAAGGGTGACGGTACTGCACAACAGATAAACCATACCTATGAGTTCTTTTCAACTGGTTGTCCCGGTTGTGGGACCATGGTATGGAAAAAGTAAAGGAGAAAAATAATGGGTTTTAAAGTTGTCCAAGGCTCCCCCGGCACGGTTTGGGCGAGAGTTGATGCGGCAGATACCCTTTATGTGGGCCAGATTGTAACTGCACAGTCAGATGGTGTACTCCCCATAGCCCAAGCAGTCGGTGCGGCTGATACTACCGGTAAAGATGTTCCATTTGGTGTAGTTATCGGTACCAACAACAAAACAGCGGTGTCTAATTCGACTTATAATGCTGAATACATCACAGGTGTTGTTGCTCAAGCCGGTCAGATTGCTGTTGATAAGGTAATGGTTGAGGGTGTTACTCCTAAATTTGATACATCTGCGATGGTTGAAGTAGCTCTCATTGACCCAGATACCGTTATCAGTGGTCCGATATTCAACACCACATATGGTACTGCCCCGACTGCACAGACGGCTTCTACCATACAGGCTGACGGTATGATAACTGCTGAAACGTGGGGTGCTTCTGACACTGCTTCATTTGTTGCTGATGAATCAACCATCCACATGCGATCTGGTGCAAACAAGGGTCTTCAAAGGATTGGTGTGAACACTACTAATACGGCTCCTCAAGTAACTCACGCCTTCCCATACGATAACGTAGTTGGCGATACCGGCATCCAGGTCCCGATCAGGGCTATCGGTACTGCTAAACTCCAATTCGATGACGAGAGTACATTCATTGATACTGAACATGAGTATACTACGAACTACTACGTAGTCGAAGTGATTAAACTTGATCTTGAAGAATCTGGTAAAGAACACTGCATATTCAGGTTTGGTATAGACCAGTTTAATCTGTTGAGGGCATAAGGAGAAAGATTATGGGTTTTTATGTTGTTCAAGGCTCTCCCCAGACAATCTGGTGTAGAGTTGATGCGGCAGATACCCTTTATGTAGGTCAGCTTGTAACGTCACAGTCGGACGGTGTACTACCCCTTGGTGCTGCGTCCGGTGCTGCCGATACTACTGGTAAGGATGTCCCGTTTGGTGTGGTTGTTGGTACTAACAACAAGACACCTCTGTACAATGCAACTTATGATGCTGAATACATCACGGGTGTTGTCGCCCAGGCTGGTCAACTTGCTAGAGAAAGTTGTCTAGTCGAAGGTGTTACTGGCAAGAACGATCCTTCCGCTATGGTTGAGGTCGCTCTTATTACTCCCACAACGTACCTTTCGGGTCCTCTGTATAATGCGGCCTTTGGTACCGCTCCTACGGTTCAGACGATTACCACGGCACAGGCTGATGGTATGATTACTCCTGAAACGTGGAGTACTGCTGATGCAGGTAGTTTTACTGCTGATAACTCTACGATTCATATGAGGGCAGGTCTTAACAAGGGTCTCCAGCGAATTGGTGTTAATACTTCAAAGACCGCACCCGCTGTTACCCATGCGTTCCCGTATGATAATACATCTAGTGATTCTGGGATACAGGTTCCCATAAGAGAAATTGGTACTTCTTTTTGTCAGTTCGACAGTGAGGGTACGTATATTGATGTTTCTCTTTCGACACAATACAGTTCCCAGTATTACGTAATCGAAGTAATTAAACTTGACCTCCAGGTAGCCAATAAAGAACGCTGTGTATTCAGGTTCGGTGCTGACCACTTCGCCTTGGCTAGGGCATAAGGAGATAAATCATGGGTACACCCATTGCAAGGTCTGCGTTTGTACAGCTTCTTGATGACACGCTCCGTGCTGTCACTGAAGACCAGTACGATGATCTGACCAAAATGAAAGATATGTTTTTCCAGAACGTTCCGTCTGAAAAGGCGTGGGAAGAGTATATGGATGTTAGTGACCTTGGTGATATCACTGAGTTCAACGGGAAGATCGAATATCTCCCGATGTATTCTGGGTATCGTAAAGTTATCGAGCCTAAAGAGTACGCCGCTGGCGTACAGGTTCAGCAGAAGTTCATCGAAGATAACAGGTACGATGTTCTGGTTAACTTTGCCAAGAAGCTGATGAAGAGTGCTGTAAGAACGCAGGAGAAACATGCTGTTGGTGCTTTTAACGATGCGTTTTCTGCTACTTACACTTACATGACCACAAACGAAGAGGGTGTGGCACTTTGTTCTAACAGCCATACCACGAAGGTTCCTGGTGTTTCAACCACAAATGGGTTTGATAACCTTGCTACCTCGGCCCTCTCTAAAACCTCGGTTGCTGCTAACCGCTTGCTTATGAAGGGTTTCAAGTCAAGCATTGGTGAGAGAATCGAAATCGGTGAGAACTTGTCTATCGTTTGTCCAGAGGCTCTTAGGGACACCGCTACTGAGATCACCGGTACTCCCGCAGGTCTTTATACTACTGATGGTACTATCAACACTGAACATGGCAGGACCGGAGTTATCCCCTATGCGAGACTGGATGATAACAGTTCTACCAACTGGTTCTTGGTTGATAATGACCGGATGAAAGAAAGTCTGCTTTGGATTGATCGTAAACCACTTGTACACAATGTCTCTGAAGACTGGGATACTTATAACATGCTTCAGAAAATCCGTGGTCGTTGGGGCTATGGAGTTATTGACTGGCGTTGGGTATTTGGTTCTAACGTCTAATCCCCCTTGGGGGGTGTAAAAACCCCCCACTTACTCTAAGGAGATTATTATGAGAGGAAGTACAAAGGGGCCGTTTAAATCTGGTGGTGGTTTTGAAATCGGGTCAGACAGGTCCGGTCCCGGTGCGACAAATACCACTATTTGCTCAAGTGGCGGTAACATTACTGCCCCTGGAACACTAACAGCGTGTGGTAACACCACACTGTCAGGTACACTAACAGTATGTGGTGCAGTTGTGGGTATGCGTAAAACGGTTACTGCTGTTGTTGGTGGTGCTACAACCTTGACAGCGGCACAGTCTGGTTCTGTTCTTTCCATTTCATCTGCGTCCGGTGCTGCCGTTGTTACGCTACCGGCAACAGCGTCTGGTCTTGAATATACATTCCTTGCCTCTGTTGGTACTGGTACTGGTCAGGCTGCAATTAACATTAGTCCAGCTAAAGTAGATTCTATTGCTGGGACATTTTGTTCTGGTGCTTCTGGCTATGTAACAATCGCTGCTACGGATGACTATGACATTGATGGAGCTTCCGGTTCAATCAACGCTGGTGACTACATTACGTTGGTTGGTGATGGTTCCGCAGGTTGGTTCATTACTGGTGGTATAGGAGTATGGGCTTCTGCTGGTGCTACCTAAACCTTAACATGGGGGCTTCGGCCCCCGCTTTCTCTTGGGAGGAGAATGAGTGTTAGATTTAAAGAGGGGAGATTTAGACCAAATATGGATACGTGCCAAGGGACCGACATGGCACTATTGTCCAGAAGAGAAACCTGAACGGACAGAAATATGGGGCCTTAACTCCTCATACAGGGAACTACCAGAAGCACTGGATAGAATGTTCATTATCCATGATATCAGGGAAACCATGTTCCATGAAGATTACAACCTGGTCCCTGAACTAAACGCACTTGGAATCCCTGTTGTCACATCTGGTACTTATCAGGTCTTAGATAACTGCCAAGAGTTCCCCATACAGGAGATAGCAGACAGGTTTAACATTAACTATCAGGTAAATGCCATTGCCCATATGATTTCATTGGCATGTTACTTGGAACCAAAAGAGCTTCACCTTTACGGTGTGGATTACGCTTTTGGTGTTGACCTGAATGAGAAGGGTTCAACCGAATTCTGGTTAGGCGTAGCAAGAGGTATGGGCATTAAACTTGTCTATCCAGAAGCATCACACATCCTCAAACCACCGTGGTCAAGATCGCCACTGTACGGGTACAAGGTATCAAGGTCAGAACCGAGGGGTCTTGCTACTATAGTTCCAGCTAGGATACGTCCTGAGTGTGCTGCGAACTATGAACTTATACCAGTCAGGGGTCAGGAGGAGAAGTGATGCAGTTCAAGCGTGGTTTAAAGAAAATACATATCCTTGGGAAGGGTCCGAGCCGGGTCAACTGCCCTGGTCGTGATGAGGAGTATAATGTAGAAGGCGAAGAAATCTGGTCAATGGGTAGTGTGTTCGCACACCACAAAAGTGTTGACCGGATTTTTTTAATGCATGACCCACGGCAAGAACTCATTTACGAGGATAGAAATTATTTTGTAAAAGTCAGGGAATACGGTAAGCCGATATATTCTACAAGGAAGTACGATGTCCTTGGTGAGAAAAATGCGGCATACCCCATTGACGAAGTTCTTTCTCATTTCCCAGTAGTATATTACACCAATGCTGCTTGTTGGATGTTAGCGTTGGCAATACTCTTGGAGCCAGAAGAAATATTGTTACATGGTATTGATATGCGAGTTGCCCTTGAATATGCTAATGAACGTGGTGGAGTTGAGTACTGGGTTGGTGTTGCTCACGGGAAGGGGATCAAGGTTGTTATCCCAGATTCGTCAGCGGTATGTTCTACCAACAGTGTTTGGGGTCCACTTTATGGGTACATACCAATCGTATCCGATGGGTTACTAACGGACTGGACACCTGACTATAGGGGCTTTGACAGACCGAAGATACTTGAAGAGTACAGGCTGGTCCCGATATCAGATGAGTACCAAGGCCCACTCAAAGACTGGGATAAGGTATGTACATGTGTGGTAGAAGAATAATATGGGTACAGAGTGTAAGTGTATTTTATGTGGTTCCATAACGCCGCACATGTACGGTAGCTACCAAACGGGTGAACAGGTCATGCTATGTGAGTGTGGTTTAATATACTTAACCCCCGTAAACTCAGGTACTGGTGTTTATAGTGATGGTACATTTGCAGAAGAAGTTGGTCGGTACACTGATATGTGGAGGTTGCGTGTTAAAGGAAAGGCCAAGATCAGGCACAACATGGTCATGAATTTGTGTGGCGACTTCAAAAGCGTATTAGATATTGGGTGTTCAGAGGGTGTATTTCTTGACTTGTTTGAAGACAAGGTTGTCATGGGTATTGACCCGTCAACATCTAGTGATGAATATATCCGTGGTGACTTCCCAAAAGACATGCCCAACATGATGTTTGATGTAATAACAACATTCCACACAATTGAACATGTTGAAGACCCAGTTGACTTTATTAACAGCACACACAAACATTTGAATGTGGGTGGGTATTTAATAGTAGAATACCCAGACATCGGTAGGAAGTTGATGCGTGACAACGCTGAACTTGGTGATATGTTAGACAACCAATTCCACCTGTTTGAGTTTACACAGAAAACGATGGTGGCTCTATTAAACAAGTGTGGATATGATGTACAAAGCGTAATCACTTTCACCCAAGATAAGAATAACTCCGAATATAAAAACGTTGCTATGGTAGTGAGAAGATCGTGAGAATAGCACACGCAGCATCACACAGTACAAACATTGGTGACGGTGCGTTGATCCAGGTTTTACAGACATACATGGGTGATAACATTTATAACCATGATGTTGTTTATGACGGGACCTTTTTAAACCCTGATGGTTTTGATAAGATAATCATTGGTGGTGGTGGTGCCATAGGTGGTTTATCGCATGACAGGACACCAATGGCTTATCCAGTAACACACGAAACATTAAGTGATAAGATGTCATTTGTAGCGATTGGGTATAATGTTTTCTATGGTCGTGAGTACGGTTATAAGAAAGAACTTAAAGATTTAATTAACAAGTCTCACGACATTGGTATCCCGTTTAGTGTAAGGATGGATGGTAGTGTTGAACGTATTCGGGAAGAAATTGGAGTCGATACCGAGGAGGTTCCAGACCCAGGTTTATTTGTTGAGGTAGACGAAAGTTATAACCCACCACAAATAGACCCAAGCAGACCTAACGTTATAATACAAATTGCTGGTGACAACCTACAGTCCCGTGGTAACCCAACAGAGGGGTTAGCCAAGGTTGCCGAACTCCTTATCGGTTATTGTGATGCAAACATTATAGTTGCACCACACATTGTCAGGGACCTTGGTGTTACATCAGAATTTGCACACAGGATGGCTTCAAAATCACTACGTAAGCATATTTGTGTAACTGGCATAATGCATCCAAGAAACGCAGCACAATATTTTAAGATATATAAAGACGCTGACCTAGTAATAGGGATGAGAGGACATTCAGTTATTTGTGGAGTTGGTCTTGGAACACCGACAATAGCTATTGATTCACACCCAAAGGTCAAGGGGTTCATGGAAAAGGTAGGTCTTGGTGATTGGGTTGCAAAAGATAAAATAAGAAATGATTTTATTATAAGTGCTGCAATGGGTGAGATTGAGTTTAGTCCGAAGTTAGACGGGATGAGGGAGAAGTTGGACAACTTTATGGGGAGGGTTATGTGTTAGCAGTCATACCTGCCAGGGGTGGATCGAAAGGTATTGTAGGTAAGAACTACCGCAGGGTTTGTGGTATGCCGTTAGTTGAACACTCTATTGAAGCGTGTATATTAGCTGGTGTAAGACCGGTAGTTTCAACTGACTGCCCTATTATAAGGGACATATCACTTGAAGCTGGTGCAGAAGTTGTTGGTAGACCGGACGAACTTTCAGGTGACCATTCACCTAGCGAGTTAGCAGTGGTGGATGCAATCAACCAACTTGGGTACGATGGTACCTACACTTTAATGGTCCAATGTACATCACCATTAACACAACCAGAAGATATTAATGGTGTTGAGGAGTTGTTAGGACTTGGTTACGATTCAGTATTCACAGCATCAAGGTTCCACGGTTTCATTTGGGAGAGCGGTAAGGCAGTAAACCATGATGAAGGGTACCGACCAATGAGGCAGGACGTTTGCCAGTACATGGAGAACGGTGCTATTTATGGGTTTGATACGATTGACTTTTTAGCTTACAAGAACAGATTCTTCGGGAACATTGGTATGTACGAGATGCCTGCCGAAAGGTCTTTAGAAATAGATGAACCATGGCATTTAATATTAGCGGAGACAATGATAAATAAGAATATACATGTCAATTCGGGAGGCTGATATGAAATTCTGGAGTAAGGAGACATGGAACAAACGGGCTATCAGGGAACTTGCAATAATGGTAGCTATTTGTTTATTGGTTTATTTGTATATGCTACTTACGGGAGGGTAGTATGACATACATTATAGGTGAGATCGGGCTTAACCATAATGGTGAAATTGATATTGCATTAGATTTAATTGATGCTGCAAAAGAGGCTGGCTGTGATGCGGTCAAGTTCCAGAAACGTGAACCACGGGTATGTACTCCCAGGAGCGAGTGGGATAAGGTAAGGGAAACACCGTGGGGTACAATGTCTTATATAGAATATAGGGAGAACATTGAATTTGGTAGAGATGAGTATGACGAAATTGATAATTACTGTACTGACATTAACATTGATTGGTTCGCCTCGGCGTGGGATGTAGAGTCACTAGATTTTTTAAGTGAGTATGGGTTACATTATATCAAAATCCCCTCTGCGAAAATAACTGATTATGAGTTACTGAGGGAGGCAAGGTTTTTATTTGATAACGTAATAATTTCAACTGGTATGTCAACACTTGAAGAAATATCAACAGCGAAAGGTTTGCTCCGTGATGCAATAATAATGCACTGTACTTCAACGTACCCGTGCCCGTTAGATGAACTTAACCTGGAGATGATAAGTACACTGAGGCGGCTTTTCCCACACAACGTTATAGGTTATTCAGGGCATGAGGTTGGTCTTTCAACAACAGTAGCAGCGGTAGCGTTAGGTGCTGAATACGTGGAGAGACATATAACATTAGATAGGACTATGTGGGGTACTGACCAAGCAGCGTCAGTTGAACCACAGGGATTAAGGAAGTTAGTGAAAGATATCAGGGCAGTTGAAAAAGCTATGGGCGATGGGGTTAAAAAGGTATACGATTCAGAACTCCCATCAAGAACCAAATTGCGAGGAGGAGAGTAATGATAAGTGAGTGGAGGAACATTAACATTTGGGCAGACTCTGACATTGAGTATGACAGAGCAACTGGTAAGAAGGTTATCAGGGCACCGTACCCTGCATGGTTCAACCGCAGGAAACTTGATGACATGGAAGCAGAACGGTCAGGTCTTGAAGGTAGGTTGAAGGCAGACATTGGTGACTTCCGTGGTGACCTTGCCCCACTACCGGATGAATCCTCACGGGCAAACGTGCGTAACAACTTACGTTTCCTTGAGGCAAAGATTGAGGCAGTTAGAGGTTCCAAGCCAGAACTTGATAGTGCTATGAGTGATAGGCTAGATGCCATTGTCCGTAAAATCGGTGATAAGATCGCAGAGGCAATGTTCTCAAAGACTGCCCAGAGGGAAGGCTACCCTGACCCGTACAAGGAAGCCACTAGAATGAAAGATGCCATAATCCCCATTGACAATGATATCATTCAGTGGATGCAGAAGTGTAACCAGCCGTTTGATGGCGATGGACGGAAGGCAAGCCGTGACGCTCTTGCTGTATGTTGGCAAATCGGTAGGGAATGGTTTGGTGAGGATACCAACACAGAATCACTAAGACCTAGTGACCCTTACGATGGTAGGCCAACCAAGAGGGACGTAATGGCTGGACAGGAGGAGTAATGAATAAGGTAGCCACATTAAGTACAGGTATTTATCCGATGGGTTGGGATGATTCATCAACAACAGGTGCTACAGCCCACTGGAACTATCCATACTACACATGGGACCCTAGCCAGAGAGTTATAGAACTAGAGGCCCGTATTGAAGCACTTGAAGAGATGTTGGAAATGTTAGAAGAAAAAACTGGGTATGAGGTTGTCGAGGAACCACGGTTTAAGGTCAGGAAAAAGAGGAAATAAATGGACGGTAAAACGCTTTCAAAGAAGTTAGTTGACATGTTGAATGAAGACTTT